CCACCATTTGCCTCTGGATGTTGACTCAGGGAAATCCCAATTCATGCTTCTTATGAAGTTTAGCATTGTGTCTGAGCAAGCCTTTAATGATTCTTCACTTCGACAGATAGCTCTGGTGCAAGTGTTGTTGAAAATTTCTAGCTGCACAGATATTCCATCCATCTTCCCTGCAAAAGTGCCTCTTCCAGTGTATTTGTGTAGCTCCTTGTCAAATTTTTGTTTCTTAATGAAACAACCGACAACTCCCATTCTTAATGATTCTAAAAGCCTTGGTATCAAAGAGCTGTCTGAAATCTGATTCTGCATCTTTACAGATTTTATTATCATTGATATAGCTCTCTCTGATTTAGACATTGAATAAACACTGTTCATAATTTCTGCATTTGAAAAAGGGTCAACATTACTAAGTATTATGTCTTTCACCAAATCTGCTTTGCTTTTGTTGAATTCAGGAGCTCTTAATGCTCTCCATATCTTTTCAATTATTATCTTTATACTAAATTTTGAATCAACTGCTTTTTCTGATCTTTTAGAATTCAGTCTATGACCCTTCCATTGACAGTTTTCAATCATTGATCTCACAATATCCAGCTGAGAAGTCACAACATCAGATGGGGCAAAAGTTCTTATCGTTTTCTTTTTTGCTGAAATTGAAATTATGTAATTCCTAAGTGACATGGCATTGTTGAATGGTGATTTTTCCAATGTTTCATCATGAGTGTCACAGATCCATGGATGTTTTGCTTTATAATGATTCAAGATTGTCATATGCATGGACTTATTCCCTGGGACATCAGGAAGCGAGAACCATTGCCTCTGGACAGCATTGTATAAGCTAACTGTCTCAACTAGTGCATCTGTCTTTATGTCAAGTTTATTCATTACATGTCGTTGATTCATTATTCCACCAAGTGAGGAGATTTTGTAGCAGTTTACAATCTTGTTCACACTTTCATAAAAGGATCCGAAACTAAACAACCACTTGTAATCTGTCTTCTCTGATCTTCTTAAGCTTTTAGACAAATCCAACAATGATCTGTGCTGGTGATTTGCTTTCATCATTCCTTTAGAGTGTAGAATGACTTCGTCTTGCAATATGTAAACAGAAGCTGCATGTAGTCTTGAGTCTGTTTGAAACCTCATTGCTTCTGAGAGAGATGGATTAGAAGCTCTTATTTTGAGAGTCAACAACATTTCTTCTGAACTCATTGATTTCTTGTAAAGGAAAGATGGATCACTGTTTGTTTTCTCAATAATCTCATTGTCATCGACCCCTAGAGCAGTTTTGAAAGCATAGTATTTCTTGGACTGTCCAAAGGAAATGTAAGTTCTAGCAGTGGGTTTTCCATCTTTCGTAAATTCCATTGAAGAGTCTTCATACAGAGCTAAGTGTATGGACCTGAAAGTTTCATCTGAGCATGCATTGTACAAAGCATAATCATAACCAAACATGCCACATGTTAATGGATGATCTATCAAGAAGAACCCAATGCAAGGATGGGGGTTTTCTAGAAGATTTTGCTTGTAAGAATTCCAGTGTCTATTTGTTCTCATTCCCAATGTTTTATAATGCGCAGACATCTGACAAAGCTGAGCAACATTGCACAGCATAATGTTTCCTCCATGCTCAAATAGAGAATTTCTTAGGTTAGAATAAGTGTTGAATCGATCATCAACTCTGGAATTCGGATGGGTTTTCACAGCTGCTGAAACAAACTTAATCACTGGTGTCAGAAGAGTATTCTTGTAGAACCAGATTGAATTAAACTCTTCAACATTTGTGAAGCATGATGATGTGCTTTTTTCTTGACTCTGCTTTGAACATATGAATGGATACATCAATGCTTTGGCCTCAGTAAAGTAGGACATTAACAACTTTATCTTCACATTGAGTACCTCATTTGGTTCTTCCTCGTGAATAATTGTGCTCAACATCACAGATGAATCATCTGATGATGCTTTTGTGGTGCATACAACACTTATTAACCTCTTCTCTACTTTCAACCTGCTGCTCAACAAGTTTGAAACCATGCTTTTTGTGCAATCCTCCCAAAAGTATAAAAACGCACAGTGTAGTATGCTGGATGTATAGTGCAAGATACCTTGCATCATATTTGATGTATTTTTGAGCATTCTGCTACCAGGATCAAACAGATCATTAAACGAAGATAGCCCTAGATACTGATCTTTGAGTTCTTTCATGGAGCTGTTTATACTAACAACATCTGGATTATCGTCGAACAAGTTTAGAAGTATGCTAGGAAGTTCAAGTTTTTTGCTAGTAACTAAGTTTAAAATGCCTATTACTGGTTCTATAAACTCTTCAGGAAGAAATCTGCATAAGAAAGAACCAAAAACTGGCATCACAAATCTCTGAGCCCACGTTGTTGCATCATCAGAATTGATGACTGTGTTACAGACTTTGTTAGGTCCCAGCAAGCTGAACACTTCAGAGAAGTGTGATTCTGATCTTGCTAGTTTTCTATCCCCTTTTGTCAACATCTCATTATCCAGCAGTTCACCCACAACTCTAGAAATTGTTTCAACAAAGTGCGTCAATAATCTGCAGCGAAACTCAAGAACAAATATTTCTCTGACTCCACCAATCTGAAGCTTCTTGAAGAGATTAGACACTATTCCACCATAGTCTTCACTCACTGTTGAAAAGAGTGTTCCAGTGTGCTTCAATAGAGATGGTTCATACCCTTTTTCTAAGAGTTTGATTGTTGCTTCTAAACATGTAACCCTCTCGTTTTCTTGAAGATTAGGATCATGTCTTTCTCTTTTCAAATCTCCACATGCAGTCTTTTTCATAGTAGAAAGACTGAAAGCATTTCTACTTATTAGCCTCTTCTGTATTAATGACTTTAAATCCACATTCTTGGATTTAATTCTTTTATCTATTATGTCTCCTAAATGACATGAGAACATCAAGTTGAACTCATGGTCAATTGGGTTTTCTGGACTTTCAACTCCGAGATTTTCCTTTTTAACATCTCTCATTCTAATCTCTTCCGACAAGACCTTCTCGAATATCTTAAGGTATCCATGCATCTCTTTGGAATCCTCTTTGTTATGTAGAACTCCAAAGTAAGACAAGTTCAGCGCGACTTCGAACTTGCCAACTTCTCTGCCGGTTATCCAAGATCTAAGTTTGCAATCCCTGTCCATAGACCTATTAAACTCCAATATGTTGTTTGAATCAATTGGGACAAAGTTTGTCGTTGGACCCATGTTCTTGAAACAAGAAATGACTTTGTGCCTCATCCATATACCAAGCCTGCTTCTAGTAAATTCATCCCACTTGCCTAATATCTTTAGTGGATCATGGCTGAATCTGTTATTTTTAATACACTCCATGTATGCATATCTTATCTGTTGTGTCTCTTTACTAGTTTGTTCTTTCCCTTCGAGCCAGAACAGCATTGATGCATTAAAATGACTTAAACAATGCTTGGGTATTTGCTCCAAATCAGTGGAAAGAGACACTGAATGAAGTCCCATCCACATGCAGAGAAGTGATGTAGCTTTTTCTCTTATATACAACAAGTGCGTACAAGAGTGCTGATTCAGGCTAACAAACTCAGAAATATAAACATCACCTAAATAGTTCATGACTTTGAATGGTAAATCATAGGACTTTATGAGTGATGTCTTCGGTACTAAAACTGAGAAGAAGATCTGCTTATCAGGTGATGTTGATTTAATAAGCAAATAGCAATCTAGTCCTGGAACAAATTTTAATATAAATTCTCCTCTTTTACAGTACTGCTGTCTGGATATGTTAACTTCTTGCACTATCATGTCTAGGATTTCTAGAGAGATGCCAAAATCTGTTCTTCTGAATGCATCATAAAATGAGAATGTCTCATTTGTGTGTTTTAGATCTTTGCTGTATCCTGATAGTTCTAAAGATCTATCCAGCAGCTGGGAATAATCAGTGAACAAGTGCTCATGCTGATTGTGGCCTGCTGAAAGCTTGTTCATATATACGAACTCTTCAATGTCATCTGTTCTAACATCACTTTTAAACCCCTTTTTAGAGTTAGCAACAGATTGAACAACTGTTATGTCATCACTATGAATCTTCGACTCAACACCAGAGCAAGCTAATCTAATTGAAGCACTGAGAGGAATTTTTGGCCTCACTCTAAAGTGCCTTGATCTTCTAACCTTCCTCTCTTCTTTGGTTAATTTTTCGCTTATTGGTTCATAGGCACTTGAATTTTCACAAGCATAGTTGATTGCTTCTCTCCATGCTTGGCCAATTGCAGAAGAACCTCTTATTGTTAATCTTCGCAATTTTTCAATTCTGCTGAAATCTGAAATCTCATCAGAACAAGGCTTACAAATGAACAGTGGAACTTGCACTGGTGCCTTTAAGTCTGTTCTTAAAGAATTGAAGTGGGCATCATGAGCTTCCCAATATTCACTTTCTTGAAAGTCAGCTTGCCTTCTATATTTATCATCCTTTTCTTGCTTTGATAATCTGATGGCAGAGTTTATAGTTCTACTACATTTTTGAACACTATTTGTGAAAAGTTGTATGGAAGAATCATGACAAGCCTTTGCTGAGATCTCCGACCAGTATTTGATATTTTCTTTTGAAATTTGAGGGAGTTCTGCTGTTTCATGTATTTTTATTTTCTTCAAATCTCTCATCATTTCATCTCTGTTCTCTATAAAATTGTCTGTTTCTTCAAAATTCCAGCCTAAATTCTTGCATGATGCTTTAATTTTAATACAACAATTGTACAGAAAAAGCATTCTTTCTATATCCACATCAAAAGAACTTTCGACACTACCTTTACTAACTATCAAGTAATCCAAAGTTAAAGTCTTATTAGAGAGAGAACATCTGTCTGCACATGGCTTTTCATACAGTTCATGAACAAACTTCTTTTTGGCATCAATCATTTCTTCAAAATAACAAGTTTTAACTTCAAGAACTCTGATTTTGTCTTTGTCAAAAAAGATGTAGTCTGGAGTAACATCATCATACCCATCATTTAGTGTTTCTATTGTTGAAAGTTTTTTGTCGCTAGCCAGTCCTGGATACAATTCTTCACAAATGCAATTGTGTGGCAATTTGGATAGATCTTTATTTGTTAACAAATAGCAGTCATCTTCAACTGGGAATTTTAATGTAGTGAAGTCTAGCAGTGTCTTCTCAATATATATTATATTGTCTGTAATGCTTATCATTTCTTAATTATCG